GTAAGCGACCGAGTGGGCTTTTTGAAGTCCTGCGCCAAACTGAGTGGCGAAAAAGCAGTATGTGTTACAGGTGAGGTTCCTCACGAGGAAAGAGAAACGCTAATAAATGAGATTTTAAGTGGTCGTAAGTCCATTTTATACGGAACTCAAGCAATTTTCTCTGAAGGAATCTCAGTAAACAACCTAAGCTGCTTGGTATTAGGTACGCCTATTAATAATGAGCCTCTTCTTACTCAACTGATAGGTAGAGTTATAAGAAAAGAAGAAAATAAACTAAATCCTGTAGTTGTAGACGTTCATCTGAAAGGAAATACTGCCAGTAGACAGGCTTCCAACAGAATAGGATATTACATGAAACAGGGTTACCAGATAAAAGAGCTGTAAAAAAATAACACTTGACAATAAAGATAAAGTTTGATATAATATGTTGTTATACGATTGGAAAAAGATATTTAGGTATAGTAAAGGCACTCCCTCCGAGGCTTTTCTTATATTTAAGACTTATGTTGAAAAACCTCTACCAAAGAATAAATTCGATCCAGTATATAAATATTCTAATATTAACTTTTCGGGCGAGAGCTTTCTAGTACATCCTGACGTGCTGTTAGCTAACGCTCACAAGTATACACACAGAGAACTCTGTGTGTATCTTTCTCTAGCCAGTATTCGTTCTCTGTCTAATTTTGCTATAGGCAGAGAAACTTGGCTAGATATGATGTACGTTGACTCAGATTCTGAGTTAGTAAATGAAGAAATTAAAAACAGCAGTCTACTTTATGTAGAGAATAACAGGCTCTATTTTCTATATGAAGAAGTCCCAAAGGAGAAATTACAATGGCATTAGCATTCAATCAAACAAAGGGCGAAGCCCAAAAATCTAGCATCGTTACTTATCAGTACAGAGATGGCGACAATAGAGTTCGTCTAGTAGGCGATGTACTTGCTCGGTATGTATACTGGATTACTGGAGAGAACAACAAGAATATCCCTCTTGAGTGTCTTTCTTTTGATAGAAACGAAGAGCGTTTCAACAACAAAGAGAAAGATTGGGTTCGTGAATTTTACCCTGATCTGAAGTGTGGCTGGAGCTACGCAATGCAATGTATTGACAATGGAGAAGTCAAAGTTATAAACCTAAAGAAGAAGCTGTGGGAGCAAATCCTTACTGCAGCAGAAGATTTGGGTGATCCTACCGATCCAGATACAGGCTGGGATATTTGTTTCAAGCGAGTAAAAACAGGTCCACTGCCTTACAATGTAGAATATCAACTACAGGCTTTAAAGTGCAAAGCAGCTTCCATCAGCGATGATGATAAAGGATTGCTTGTAAATCTAAAGTCAATGGACGATGTAATGCCTCGTCCAACTCCTGATGCTCAGAAAGAGTTGTTAGATCGACTTCGTTCTGCTCCTTCAGGTGATGAAATTGATGAAACTCTTGAAGATGAGTTTAATGTTGCATGATATTATTCACCGCAGATTGGCATATAAAACTGGGACAGAAAAATGTCCCAGTTGCTTGGGCAAAGAATAGATACAATCTATTCTTTCAAAAAATCCAAGAGATAGAGCAGGAGTGTTCACTTCACATTATCGGTGGAGATCTATTTGACAGAGTGCCAACTATGGAAGAACTGGAACTTTACTTCTCGTTTATTCGGGGAGTAAAGATTCCTACTATAATCTTTGATGGTAATCATGAAGCAACAAAAAAGAATTATACTTTCTTCTCTCAACTAAAGCAAGTAACCAGAGATATAAACCCTTTAATTCATGTGGTAGATATATCATATGTTGATCAAGGCTACGGTTTTGGAATCTTGCCGTATAGAGAGCTACACAAGAAAGGAAGTATAGAAAAGTTTGATACAAGTAAACCTTTGTTTACTCATGTTCGAGGTGAAATACCTCCTCATGTAAAGCCAGAGGTAAACTTAGATAGATTTAGCGAGTTTCCTGTAGTCTTTGCCGGTGATTTACACTCTCACTCAAACACACAGAGAAATATTGTATATCCAGGTAGTCCAATGACTACTTCTTTTCATAGAGCAAGGGTCGAAACGGGGTATCTACTGATTGATGAAACCAGTTGGAATTGGATGTGGGAAAGGTTTGATCTTCCACAGCTAATCCGTAGAACTGTGAGAAGTCCTGAAGAAATGGTAGAAACTGAGTACGACCACACTATCTATGAGATAGAAGGCGATATACAAGAACTAGCAAATGTGGAAAACTCCACTCTTTTAGACAAAAAAGTTATAAAACGATCTTCCGAAGCATCGTTAATTATAGAAAAAGAAATGACAATTGAAGAAGAGTTGGCAGAATATTTAAGATATATTCTATCGCTAAAAGAAGAAAACATTTCAAATATTTTAGGCACATATAATGATTACTCTCAAACAGTTGAAATGGAGTAACTGTTTCAGCTACGGAGCTGATAACGAGTTATTTCTCAATGATAGTACACTGACACAGATAATAGGAACTAACGGGGTAGGCAAGTCGTCTATCCCGTTAATTATTGAAGAAGCACTTTTCAATAAAAACTCGAAAGGAATTAAGAAGGCAGATATACCAAATAGACACACTGATAGTGGTTATAGCATATCTTTGTCTTTTTCAAAAGATTCTTCAGAGTATGAAATTATAATAAACAGAAAGGCTAACATAAAGATAAATCTTATAAAGGACGGCGAGGACATATCAAGTCATACTGCCACAAATACTTACAAAACAATTCAAGAGATTTTAGGGCTAGACTTCAAAACATTTAGCCAGTTAGTCTATCAACATCCGAATAGTAGTTTACAGTTTTTAACAGCAACAGACACAAACAGAAAAAAGTTTCTGATAGATCTTTTGCATTTAGAAAAGTATGTAAATTTATTTGAAGTATTCAAGGCTGCTTCACGAGATTCAGTAACGAAGCTGACAGAAGTAGATGCAAAAATTAAAACCATAGAAAAATGGTTAAATGATAATAAATTGGAAGATACTACCATACTTCCAACACTAAAAGTAGAAATTAATACGGATGAAGATGAGAAAGAATTACAGAGTTTAATAGTAGAACTTGAAAATATTTCCGAAAAAAATAAAAAAATTAATAAGAATAATCAGTATAAAAAAATGCTGTCTAAGATAAATATTTCAGAGGCTCATGCAATAAAAGCCGAAGGCGTTATATCTTACGATTCTTTACAGGAAGAAGCAGGTAGCTTACAATCTGATATAAATGCTTCGGAAAAACTACTTACTAAACTTTCACAACTTGGAGATCATTGTCCTACCTGTGAGCAGGACATAGATAAGGAGTTCAAAGAGACTTTAATTTCTGCAGAGCAGGAAAAGATAGCGAAAGCTAGGACGAGATTAATAGATGATATTCAAAGAGAAATTAGAAGCATTAAACAAAATAACCTGGATTACCAAAACAAAGTCCGTATTGAAGAAGAGTGGACAAGTTTGTATAAAAGTATTCAAAAGGATTTACCTGACAATCCTCTGGATCATGAAAAGCTTAGTAGTAAGTGCGAAGATATTCGTAACAGAATATCGAGCGCAAAGAGACAAATATCTGAAATCTCTTTAGAAAATCAAGAAAGGGCAAAAAGAAACACAAGAATCCAAGTAATTCTTGAACAAACCGATGATTTTATTTCAGAGTTAAATGACTGTAAAGAAACTTTAGACGAAATAAAAGAGATCAATACACACTTAGAAATATTGAAAAAAGCCTTTAGTACAAACGGTCTTTTAGCGTATAAGATTGAAAATCTTGTAAAAGAACTAGAAGAGCTAGTAAATACTTATTTGGCAGAGCTTTCTGATGGCAGATTTACTTTAGAGTTTGTAGTATCAAACGATAAACTAAATGTTGTGATCACAGATGGAGGACATACAGTAGATATTCTTGCTCTTAGTTCAGGAGAGCTTGCAAGAGTGAATACTGCTACTCTTATGGCGATTCGCAAGCTCATGAGCAGTATTTCTAAGTCTCGATTAAACATACTATTTTTAGATGAGGTAATAAATGTATTAGATGAGGCTGGCAGAGAAAAGCTAGTTGAAGTTCTTTTACAGGAAGAAGAGTTAAATACCTACATTGTAAGCCACGGATGGACACATCCTTTATTGGAAAAGATAGAAATAGTAAAGAATGGAAACATTAGTGAATTAGAAAGGTAGTTTAATGGTTGACTCACGAGCTAAAGGAGCTAGAGGAGAGTATTTAGTCAGAGACTTACTTCGAGAACAAACAAAGCTAAAATTTGAAAGAGTTCCTGCTTCAGGTGCTTTAGAGTATTTGAAGGGAGACTTGTATGTTCCGCATGAAAAGAATAGATTTTGTATAGAAGTGAAGAACTATGCAGATTCTCCCCTCTCTGACAAAATGTTTACGCAAGAAAAAACTAATAATTTAATTAGATGGTGGAATAAAGTAGTATTACAGGCGAAGAATGGTAATCAAGAACCTTTACTATTCTTTAAGTATAATAGATCTAGGGTCTTTGTTGTAACTGAACTTAAACCCAAGCATTGCCCCAAATATTTCTTTATTTCCTGGCTAAAATGTTATATAATATTAGCTGATGAATGGCTAGAGAAAGAAGAAATTGAGTTTATAAATTATGGCATTTGACTTTTCAGAAAAACTTATTGACAGTGACCAAAGTGCAACTCTTATTGTAGATGCGCTTAATTTAGCATTTAGATGGAAACATCAAGGACGAACAGACTTTTGTTCAGACTACGTTAGAACAGTCCAGTCTCTTGCCAGGTCATATGACTGTGGCAATATAATTATTGCCGCAGACTGGGGTAATTCTACTTATAGAAAAGAAATCTGTGAGGACTACAAACAGAATCGCAAAGATAAATTTGCAGATCAAACAGAGGAAGAAAAAGAAGCTTTTGAGCAGTTTTTTCTTGAGTTTGAAAGAACTCTTGATGAGCTTGCAGAAAGTTACACAGTTCTTCGCTTCAAAGGTGTAGAGGCAGACGATATCGCAGCACACTTAGTAAAAAATAAATCAAAATATGGACTAGAAAAAGTCTGGTTGATCTCTAGCGACAGAGACTGGGATCTGCTAATTCAAGATGATGTAAGTAGATTTTCTTATGTCACTCGTAAAGAAGTTCGAGCAGATAATTGGAATGAACACTACAATGTGGAACCAG